CGGCGCGTTCACTGTGTGAACGCTTGGATTTACGCGCGGCATACGTGGCGAAGTTTTCCGACCAGATATCGCAGATCTCGACCCCGACTGTTCCATAGCGTGAGACGCTAAGATTGATGATGCGCGCGCCCTGTGGCGTGCGTTTCTCGGCGAGCGCGTGTCGTGATTCGCTGACCTGACCCTTGCTCATTTTGCATTTTAACGCGGTGGTCGCTGTGCTTTCGATGCATCTGCCGACGCGCTTGTAGTGCCACAGCAAACGTGCTTCGTAAACCGTTAGATCGAGGTCGTCGTAGAGATTGGGCAATTCGGTTCTGTATTTCCGTAAATCCGATGCGTCCACGATGCTTTGATTTTGTTTCGACATTGCTTCCTCTTGCCAACGCGTGGTATAATAGCGCTGGCGAACGTTTCCCCATCTCATCATTTCGACGGAGAAAAACTGAATCATGTTGACCGATCACATCGCCGCTTTTGTGGTGTCTTGTCGCGCCTCTGGCTTGTCTGTGCGTACGATCGATTGGTATGCGGACAACCTTTTCGCATTTGCGAAATGGTTGCACGTCCGCGATTTTCGCGACCCCGCGCTGATGCGTGAGTTTGTCGCGCATTTGCAAGCGCGCGGGCTGGCAGTTGCGACAGTGCGCGGTTACATTCGCACGCTGAAACGATTCTCGCGCTGGCTCATTGACGAAGAGCGAATCGTAACGGACCCGAGCGCGCGAATCGCTCTGCCGAAATTGCCGCGCCGTGTGCCGCGTGGCATCGCGATGGTGGATTTTAAGCGACTGCTTGATGCGGCGCGCTCGCCGCGCGATCGCGCTGTTCTGCTCGTGCTGGCGGATACCGGTTGCCGCGCGAGTGAACTGTGTGCGATGCGGCTGTGTGATTTGAAATTGTCAGAGTGCATTGTGTTGGTGAAAGGCAAGGGCAACCAGGAACGATTCGCGTTTCTCTCACCCTTGACGTGCGACGCCCTGCGTGTGTGGCTTGATTCGGAAATAAAAAAACGTGATGTGAAAAAAGATTTTCTTTTCACGTCACGTAGTGGGGCGAAACTCAATTACGCTGGCTTGCGCGAAATCGTTTTGCGACTCAAGCGCAAAGCGGGCGTAACGGCGCGATGCAATCTGCACTCGTTTCGGCACGGCTTTGCGCGCGAGTATCTGATGCGCGGTGGCGATCTGGCGACGCTCTCGGACATTCTCGGTCATCGCGATATCGCGACGACAAAGATTTATTCGACGTTTGCGCTCGATGACTTGCGGCGCAAACATCGGCAACATAGTCCGATTGCGGCGTTGGAAAAAGCGTAACTGACTCTGGATCAGTTGATCAAGGTTCGAGTCCTTGTTTCCCAGCAAGCCCACTACGTTGGGCGGGATAGGGCGCGACGTTTGACCTTGGACGGTTGTCGCGCTCTTTCTTTAGTTGTCTTTGACCCATTGCGCCAGGAACTTGTTGATGGCGAATGAGATGGACATTCCTCTTTCGGCTTTCTTGGCTTTAGCCGAAAGCCAGGTTTCTCGATCGAGCGTCAAGTTCACCTTGATCTGACTTGGCGGCGTCGTGGTTTTCGTTGGCGTTTTTTTTTGCGGCACTACGGACCACCTCCCTTCTGTATAATACATTGTCAATACAGGTTATACCATAATTACGGAGCGGTGTCAAGTGTTGTACCTGCCTAGTCTGGTTAAGATTTCACAACCTTCTGAACTTTTCTGGATTGGTCTCTATCTGATCGTCGTCGCGCTGGTTGAATTGCTGGCGTCGCTGGGCTGGTTGCCGCCCGAACGCTTGTTGCCGCCCTGGGTTTTTGGGCATTAAGAACATATTGACACGCGCGCGCGAGTGTGCGATAATTGTGGCGTGGACACAATCAAGGTTGCGTTGACTGTAGTTGAAAGCACGTTGCGCGCGTTGCTAACTGTGCGCGGTTGGCGCGGCACAGTGCGACTGACGTTGCACATTGACGCGGACGCGAAGAGCATCCGAGTTGTGCCTGAAGTAATTCCTGTGGTGTGAACCCTCTATTGCAGGGTGGGCAACTGATCGGAAATGCGGTCCGAGTGGGTATACCTGTCGCTGGACATGCTGAGGCGACCTGGGTCTTTGGACGGTGAAGCAGAACTCGGTTTCCGATCAGCCCCACCCAATTGAATAGCCGTAAGCGTAAATGCGCGGTGATTCTCGAAAGAGAGTCGCCGCGTTTTTATTTGGAGATTTCGCGATGCTGACGTTGTTTGCGTTTCTCTTGATTGGTTGCGTCGTTGTTCTGTTCGGATTTGCCGCGCTCGCGCGAATCGCCGCGATTGCGGATGAGCAATACCGTCTTGTCGCAGAGGAAATCGATCGCGATGGATGACATCTTGTTGTCGCGCGTTGCTGTGCTTGAGTCGCGTCAGTCCGACTGCAAGACACAGTGCGCTCAAAGCGCATCAGCGATGGGTGCGCGAGTTGGCATGCTCGAGCAAGCGGTCGCGTCTCTGCGAACCGATCTCGCGGTTGTGCAGACGCGGGTGGCGATTTATGCGGGCGGTGGCGCGCTGGCTGGCGGCGGCGTGGTATCACTCGCGATAGAGTTGTTCAAATTGTTCGTGCAAAAAGGAGGCACGCCATGAACGTTTTACTGAAATTGTCTTCGTCGCGGCGATTCTGGATCGCGCTCGTCGCGGTCGTGGTCACCGCGTTGACGGTGGCTGTCCCGCAGATTCCAGCGGCGGCGGTGGGTGCACTGCAAACATTTGCGCTCGCGCTGATTGCGGCGTTTACAGTAGAGGACACGGCGGGCGCGATTGCGAGCGCGTTGAATCAATCTCGCAGAGATTGATTATTCAAGAGTTTTCAAGTGGCGCGTGGACACGGTGGAGCGCGCAAAGGATCGGGGCGCAAGAGTGATAACGAACTGCGAGCGGCGCGCGCTCTCCTTGACAGTGTGATTACGGATGCGCGAAAAAAGAAAATCATCACCGCGCTCGCGAAGAAATGTGAGCAAGGTGATGTCAAGGCAATCGAGTTGTGGTTGCGCTATCGCTATGGTCTACCGCCTCAGATTTCAATCGTCGCGGGCGATGAAGATTTGCCGGCTGTGCAAATTGTTGAAGTGAAGCGATGAATGACCTGATGACCTTGAACGGCAACGGAACGATGACGCTGAATTTTCACGTGGGGCAATTGTCGGCGTGGGATTCGGTGCGTCGTTTCGTCGCGGTCATTTCTGGAACACAGGGCGGCAAAACCTCGTTTGGGCCACATTGGTTACTGCGCGAAATCAAGCGACGCGGCGCGGGCGATTATATGGTGGTGACCCCGACGTTCCCCCTGCTTGACCTCAAGGCGTTGCCGGCGTTTCGTTTTCTTTTTGAGAAACTGATGCGGCTCGGCAAATACATCGCATCGCCATCACGACGCTTTGTCTTCTCGGATGTTGGCGCGCGGCGATTGTTCGGTGAGGCGTGGGATGGTCTGACTGAAACGCGCGTCATTTTCGGTTACGCGTCTGAACCTGAATCGCTGGAGTCAGCGACCGCAAAAGCCGCGTGGCTCGATGAAGCAGGGCAAAAGAAATTCCGTGTCGGTTCGTGGGAAGCGATTTTGCGGCGGCTCTCTCTGAATGTTGGGCGCGCGCTGATTACGACCACGCCGTACGGCTTGGGCTGGCTGCGCGATCGCATTTGGGAACCGTTTCATCGAGGCGATCCCGATGTGGATGTGGTGCGTTTTGAGTCGGTCGCGAATCCACAATTCTCGTCCGACGAATTCGAACGCGCGCGGCGCGATTTGCCGCAGTGGAAATTCGACCTGTTCTATCGCGGTCTGTTCGTGCGTCCCGCCGGGCTGATTTATGATTGCTTTACCGACGCGATGCGCGTGCCGCGTTTCGAGATTCCGAACGAATGGATGCGGTATGTCGGTCTCGATTTCGGTGGCGTGAACACGGCGGCAATGTTTTACGCGGAGAATCCGAACACGCGCCAATTGGTTGCGTATCGCTCGTATCGCGCGGGCGGTCGCACGGCGCGCGAGCATGTTGCCGCGTTGCTGGCTGGCGAACCGCGCACGCCGTTGGCGTTCGGCGGGGCGGGGAGCGAAGACCAGTGGCGCAATGAGTTTGCGGCGGCGGGTTTGGTTGTGCGCGCGCCTGATGTGAAAGACGTCGAGGTTGGCATCGCGCGCGTGTATGCCGCGCACAAGCGCGGTGAGTTGGTTGCGTTTGCTGACCTCGCGGACTATCTCGATGAGAAGCAGGTTTACGCGCGCGAGTTGGATGACGCGGGAAGCGTAACCGAACGCATCGAGGACAAAGAGACGTTCCATTTACTCGACGCGGAACGCTATGTGATTTCTGCGATTCGACCTGGCGCGTTTACGCGCGCCGGAACGGTTCTACCTGGACGTGATCCGCTGGCGCAGATTGATCGAGGAGGTTTTTGATGGCGGCTCTATCTGGACAAAAGACCGTATCAACGGCTGGCACGGCGGTTCAACTTGGAACGA